TACTGCTGCTGGCGATAAGAACACGAAGGGTAATGCGTACAGGCATACGAAGTCAGGTTTCAGAGAAGATCTAAACCTAAATATGAGATCTAATTGGGAAGCAAACATTGCAAGGATTTTCAGGGCTTATTCAATTGAATTTGAATTTGAACCAAAGGTTTTTTCATTTCCAATAAAAAGGGGAACTAAGGGATATATACCAGATTTTTACTTAACGGAAACCGAAGAGTGGTTTGAAGTAAAAGGATATCTGGATGACAAAAGCAAGATTAAAATCAAAAGGTTTAAAAAATATTATCCAGAAGAATTTAATAAACTTACCTTTGTCATAAGTAAATACTCATCGGACGCAATAAGATTTGCGGAAGAGTTGGGTATACCTCACGTAATTTTTTATGAAGACATACGAAGTGCTTACATGGACAAGCTTTCGATATGGGAAGGAAAGTAATGGCAAGTTTTAAAGAGCAATATTACAAGCTCGAAGAAGAAGAGATGCAGGCACTGATCGCAAAAGCTAAAGGTGGATCTGAAAAATCGCAAGAAGAATTACTCAAGGTGTTTAACAACTTCTTGAGCAAGTATGTTACCATGCTATACACACGGAAAGTATAGCTACAGTGACTACGATATAAGAAGGTTTATTTCCTTGTTTGTCAAAGACACATTCGTAAGATACGCGCTGATGAAGAACAAGCTTAATCAAGCAGGTTATAAGCATGTTAATGAATGCATTAGCCGGGATTCTTTACATGGTAAAAAGGTATTGTTCAGAAGAAGACATACAACAAACTGTAAGGTTAACATTCTTTCAATGCATTAAAAGATATGAGAAGAAGGATTCAGAAAAGGGTCCTATACCATTCAGCGCATTTTTGTATAGCTACTTTTTATATTTGTTGAAAAAGAATGTAGATACATTTTTAATTGATCAATTAGGAAGGAAATCATTTCCACTCTTGACCCAAGATGATATGTCTGGAGATGGAGATTCTGATGACAGTATCAAGGGTGGAGCTTATGTAGACACGATAGAGTATGCTACAATAGACCTGTTATTTGCATCTGATGTTGATGAGTTTTGGATTTCGGGGGAGGAAACAAACCCGCCATTTGATCAACTCACAGTGCAAGAAAGGCAACTGCTTAAGTGGAGATTTATAGATAACAAAAGATCTTCTGAGATAGCTATTAAGATAACTGAACATCCCAATACTGTAAGAGAACATCTATCTAAAATAAAAAGAAAAATACACGAAATCATATTGGAAGATGGCATGGACGATTACTTGTTCTTGACATCATTTAAGAAAGAAAAAGAAAAAGATGACTGAGTTAAATCATAAAAACCTTTTAATTAAATTATCAGATTTTTTAAATCCACAGTTGGAAGAACTTGTATTAACTTTTTCAGATCCTATAGCTTTAGAAAAGTACTATGTAGAAATACCAGATACAAACTACATTGATCTTACGCTGAATGATCTTGGGTCTTTAGTTGCTAGATCTTCAAATGTTTATGGGAGAGCTGCAAGATTTGCCGGCATTGCAAGAGCTCAATACAAGCTTCTTGAAGCCCAGTATAAGAGAGTTTATAAGGCGAATAGAATAGGGAAGAATGAAGCCGAACGAGAAGCGGCTGCAGCTGCAGCTGCGGATAACCAGTACACTGCGTTAGCAGCAGTTGAAGCAATCGTAGAATTGGCAGAGTCCATGGAGTTAGCGGCCAGAATATCTTCTGAGTCTTCTAGAAAACTTATGGATAAAGTACAAACAATGCAGGTAGCTTCTTCTAGAGAGGAAAAAGGATTTCTCTTAGAGAGAGATTTTTCTACATTTTAAGGACATCACATGTATATAGGTCATTATAAATCAGTTAATAAATCAAACGAATTATTTTCTTCTAAAAGAGATAAGTTAGATTTCCCAATGCAAATAGAGTACAAGGGAGATCTTTATCTTTTAACTACCACGCACATGGCTTCAAGTAAGAGTCAAGAAAATAATATAACAAGCATGGCGAAAAAACATAACATCCCTTTTAATATTAAGATTGATTAATGAATATAGAAGTATTTTGCGACGGAGCCTCAAGGGGACAAGGGCAAAAAAAGATGGGGGAAGCCGCCTGTGCTACAGTCGTGTATAAGAATAAAAAGAAGTTAGTCCAATTTGCAAGAGGACTTGGCGGAAGAACAAACAATGAGGCAGAATACGAGGCAGTAATAACTGGCCTTTTAATATGTATCATGTCTGATTTTATAGATCCGATAATCTATACCGACTCTGCAGTTGTAGCAAACCAAGTTAATAAAAAATGGAAGTGTAAAAACTTATCACTATTACCGCTCCTCATGACCATTGAAGAAATAAGAGCAGAGTATAGATTTAGATTAGTACAAGTCCCAAGAAACCTAGTTTGGGAACCTGATCATTTGGCAAATGAATTTTTGGATCAACTTCAGATACGAAAAGAATCTGAACTGGATAAGTGATACAATATTATCTATGAGCAAATCGATAATCAAAAATGGTCAACCAATTATACTGGGCCTAGCTGGGAAAGCTGGTTCAGGAAAAACTACTGTAGCCGAGCAGATAGTCCCCAAGGGGTCTATTGAATCAACCCAAGCATCAATCAAGTGGGACCACATATTCTATGCGCTTCCGTTATATGAAATGGCTTCGGTTAAAAAGAATATAATAGGCGTCAACGAACAATCAAGAAAGCTATATGCTATACATGATATCTTGTTTGATATATATGGTGGGTCAGCTATAGGCAACATTCCAAGCTATGAAGAATTTACCGAAAAGGTAAAACAAATACAAAGCTTGCCAATAGAGCCAGAGGGAATAAAGCCAAGAAAATTTCTTCAGAAAGCTGGAGACATTTGCAGAGAGTTTGACGCTGACTGTTTTGCAAAATGGGCAATCATAAAAGCAAATAGAATATATAGACAATACATAAAACAAAATGAAGAGTCTGATTTTGAATCAGATTTTGGTATAATCATTTCTGATGTCCGTTATCTAAATGAAGCGAAGAGTATATTGAAACAGCCGAATGGTTTTGTGATCGTATTTGATGCTGATGAAGATACATTAGATAACAGACTCATGAAAAGAGATGGTAAGCTAATGTCTGGTGATGAGTTATCGCACTCATCAGAAAGCCAGATTAATGACATTAAAGAAGTGGCATCAATCGTGATGAAAACAGATTCAATGTCTATCGAAGATCAAGTCAAAGAAACAATCAACTTTATTAAATCAATGAAAGAAGTAACCTATGCCTAAGATAACTAAAAATGCATTTGAAGAGACCAATGGGTCACCAATAGATCAGGCTGTGTCAAATATGGCAGGTCAGATTTCCCTGTCAAGTAGCCCCATATTCATATGTGGAGTAAACAGAAAGATTAATATTGGCAACTTTGAAAACGTAGACGTTTATGCGGGCATCACTATCCCCCTTGATGGGATTGATCCTCTGGATAGAGAGGCTTTTTCTGAGGCTGTTAAAGATGCTGCAGCCTATGGTTTTTCCTTAGTTTCTAAAGAAACTGGAGAAAGATATACACTTATTAAAGAAGCCCAACAGAGCAAGTAATTGCGTTGTTGACTTGCAAGTGTACTATTATAAAGGTATAATATAAATCCAAATATTAAAACAGAGGTAAAAATGTTTAAGAAACTAGCAATTAAAATAAAAGCAATGCTTTTCAAGGCACAAAATATCAAGGCAGACAGTGCTGTAGCTAAAGCTCAGGCTAAGTTAATCGACCAATTTGCTGATCAAGCAGATGCTGTTGCTGACATTGCAGTGGAAGCCGCAGAAAATATTGTCAAGGACGCAAAGAAGGAAGTAGCCAAGGCCGTTAAAGATGCCTCAAAGGCAACAAAGAAGCCTTCTACAAAAGCTCCTAAATCAGCAGGCGCAAAAAAGAGTAGCCCAAAAAAGACAACTAAGTAATTATTTTCGATTACTATGTCTTTAGCTAAGTTTAGAAAAATAACTAAAGGTGGGGTGTCACCCAAGAAACAATTGGGTGCACCACCAGATTTCAAACCTAAACAAAGCATTGAAACGAAAGATAAAAAATGACCAAAGATAGATTTAGTTTAACACGTATACTTTGGCTATTGATATTTAAGCTGCACGATATTGCAGAAAGTATAGATAGAAGGAAAGACAATGGTAATAAAAAGTAAGATCTACATAGCTGGTCCTAGGATGGGGCAAAATAATTCTATGTACGGCATTGAAATAGGTAAAGCGCCAAAGCCAGCTAAGTCTTCTAAAGTTAAGAAAAATAAAACAAGGAAGAAAAAGTAATGGCTAAAACTGCAGCTTGGCAACGTAAGGCAGGGAAAAACCCTGAAGGCGGACTTAACGCCAAAGGACGTGCGTCCTACAAAAAGCAAACAGGTGGTACCCTTAAGCCACCAGTGTCAGCCAAACAGGCTGCCAAGTCACCAAAAGCTGCTGCCAGACGCAAATCATTTTGTGCCAGGATGGGTGGCATGAAGGGGCCAATGAAAGACTCCAAGGGCAGGCCAACACGCAAGGCCTTATCATTAAGAAAGTGGGACTGCTAATAATATGGCTACAAAAAAACAAGTTTGGGACAAACCAAGTCCAAAAGCAAAACCAAAAAAGCTTTCTTCAAAAGCTAAGTCAAAGGCAAAAGCTATGGCTAAGGCAGCAGGTCGACCATATCCTAATCTCATAGATAATATGAGAGCAGCAAGAAGTAAGAAAAAATAATTTATTATAACCAAATAGGAGAATATAATGGCAATGAAAAAAGCAGCAAAAAAGGCAGCAAAGAAGCCAATGAAGAAGTCGGGATCAGACATGGAAATGACGCCAGCTCAGAAGAAGCTGCCACCATTTCTTCAGGCAGCAATTGCTAAGAAGAAGAAAAAGTAATTTTAAATTATGTCAAAGTACTTGCAAACTTCGGCGCCTCTTCCTAAGGAAGAGCCAGCTAAAAAAAAGCCAGCTGTTAAAAAGGCAGCTGCTTCTAAAAAGCCTAGAAAAAAAACCGAAGAGAAGTAGACAAAAATTACTTAACCCCCACTCCTAAGGGGTGGGGGTTTTTGTTTTGTAATATGTATAAACAACCATAGTTTTTAATAAATAAAAGTTACTAATATATGAGACCTTATAACAGATAGGAAATGACTATGAGCAAAGTTGCATGGGACTATATTGTTCCCGTTAAGTTGCCAGCAGACCTAAAGGGAATTGAACCAGGAAAACTTCCAGCTCATTTACTCCGCCCAATTGAAGCTGGCGGAAAGATGCATTGGCTTGCTGCAGCTGCCTATAACGCAATGGATGAAGCAGCAAAAGCTGAAGGCATAGAACTTAAGCCGACTTCAGCAGGTGACACGTATCGCACTTACGAAAGCCAGCTTGCAGGTTTTAGACAGAGATATCAGCTTGAGCCAGTGGCTGGAACAAGTACAAAATCTTTTGAAGGAAAGACTTGGTACCTTAAGAAGGGAATGGCTATGTTGGCTACTCCTGGTAAGTCACAGCATAACCTCGGTTTGGCCGTTGACATTGCCAACGCATCAGAGGCAAAGCGTCTTAATTGGATGATTGCGAATGTAAAGAAGTTTGGTTTTTCGTGGGAAGTTGTGCCTTCTGAACCATGGCACCTTCGATATGTGAATGGGGATACACCTCCTCCTGCAGTTGTAGAATGGATGACGAAGAACAACTGGGCAAAGCCAGCCGGTGCACCGGCACCAGCGCCAGCCTCTGGTGGAGGAGATGTAGGTAAACTACAGGAAGCACTTAAGGTAAAAGGGTTTTACAAGGGTGAAATCAACGGCCAAAAAGATGCAGCAACCGATGCGGCAGTAAAGGCTTTCAAGGTAGCAAATAAGCTAGCAGCTGATTCAGTTGTAGGTCCAAAAGTGAAAGAACTGCTTGGTCTCTAATGGAAATTGTTTGGGCAGCTGCTGTAACTGGAGCATTCAGTGTGCTCGCTTTACTTATTGAAAAGGGTAGACGAGAAAACACCAGAGACCATGGCTTCGTCAAAGAGCGCCTTGACTCTTTGAAGGACAGCATTGCCGACGTTGATGCAGATATATCTGTTCTTGAACACAAAATAGATGCACACATTAACGATCATGCACAAGTTTCTATGATTGACTTTAGGCCAAACAGAAAGAAAAAGGAAATAGTAAATGGCCGCAAAAAAAGATAAAAAGTGGATTCAAGGTGCGATTAAAAGACCTGGTGCATTTACAGCTAAGGCAAAGAAGGCAGGAAAGTCTGTTCCAGGCATGGTCGCAGCAGTCACAAAGAATCCAGATAAATACAGTCCGTTAACTGTTAAACAGGCAAACCTTGCAAAAACACTAAGAAAAATCAATAGGAAAAAGAAATAATTATGAATTGTACAAATAGAAATCATCACGTTTCAAACGAAGAACCTTGCATGTCGCATGAGCATCAGCATCAATGTAGGCACGAGGGTGAGCAAAACAATAATCATGCAGAGTCTCACTATCATCTTAACAAGATGGCAGTAAAGGGTTGGTTTTTAAACTGTATTTACTTTGGGCTCCACGCAGTACAACTATATTTCATCATTAAGTTAGTGTGATAAACAACTAATTTTATAGTGGTATACTGTATATATGTCTGAATTCGGAAAAATATACACAGATAAATCTTACCAACAAATTTGGGATGAGTCAGAAGCGCTTTATGCAGACCTTCTTGAGTATAAGGTTTTGGTCTTTAAGAATGTAGAAACAACATTTGAGGACCAACTCAAATTGATGGAACACTTTTATCCAACCTCTAACCATCTTAGAGTTTTGAAAAATGTTGACCACAAACCATTGTTTGAATTATTTGAAAAAACTGGTGAACCATTTCCAAACGAGGGGCAACACTTTGCTCGTTGGCACACCGATGATTCTTGGCTGGAAGAAGTTGTAGACATAAACTGCATCCACATGTATCATTTGGTTCCTACATCAAAAGGTGGACAAACTAGATTCGTAGATCTAGAAAAAATTTATACTCTCTTAGATGAAAATACTATAAATTTTATTAAGAAGGTAAAAGTAGCTCTTCAATGGAGTGCGGATAATAAAAATGATCCAACATACAGAGCTTTAACAGAATCTCATGCCCATAAGGCATTGAGAACTCATCCAGAAACTGGAAAAACTTCAGTGTACTATCCAGGCTTGACGACAATAGGCAAAGACCAAGACAAGTGGTCTGACTATACCTATTTGTTATTGCGACTATATCAAGATACGGAAAATATTCTATCTTTAAACTGGGAAGAAAACGACTTAGTGATATGGG